TGACACAGCTAGAACTTTAACAACAACTTGGTGGACTATTTAGTCTGCTTACAGTTGAGTTCCTTGTACCTTACCTTAACCGTAAGCTGTTGGTCCTGTCTCGTTCAGGACAACTGCCTAAGTATCCCAAAGATTTGGTTGCTCCAACTATTGTTGCTGGTATCAACGCACTCGGACGTGGTCAGGATCGTGAGTCCTTGACTGCATTCATCATGACAATTGCACAGACACTTGGACCAGAAGCGATGATGACATACATCAACGCGGACGAAGCTATCAAGCGTCTTGCTGCTGCACAAGGCATCGATGTACTCAACCTAGTCAAGAGTGTTGAAGACAGAGAAGAGGAATCTGAACAGGCAGCAGAACAACAACAAAACATGGCGATGATGCAAGCTGCTCCTGGTTTGTTAAAAGCACCTATCGCTGATCCATCTAAAAACCCTAACGCTGAAGAAGTAATTAACAATGCTCTCGGCGGTTCACCCCAGTAAAACACATGGCAGAACTACTTTCTTACGATCCCAGTAACGATCCACAAGCAATTCAAATTGCAGAGGAACGTGATGCTGAAACTCTTGCTATTGGCGAAGAGATGCAAGCACAGCAAGAAGGTCTACTAGCTGGTAAATATAAATCAGCACAAGATCTTGAACAGGCTTACATTGAATTGCAGAAGAAGCTTGGTTCACAAGATTCTGAAGAACAGCAAGAATCAGAAGAGGTCACTGAAGAACAGACGGAAGATATTGATGAAGGGATTACCTTCTTTCAAAATTTGACTGAAGAGTACGATGAGAATGGACAACTCAGTGAGGAGTCGATCTCAGAGTTGACTAGCATGTCATCTGAAGATCTTGTAGATCTTTACTTCCGTTATCAAGAGCAACTTGAACCTCAACAAGCAGTAGAAGGTAGAGAACTTTCTGAACAAGAAGTAAGTCAAGTGTTTGATAGTGTTGGTGGCGAGCAGCAGTACCAACAGATCACTGCCTGGGCTGGTGAAAACCTAGACGCAGACACTGTTCAAGCTTTTGACGGTGTTGTTGAGTCAGGAAATCTTGCTGCAATTAACCTTGCAATCAAAGGACTTCAAATGCAATACAACGATTCTGTTGGATACGAAAACAACATGATTCAGGGTAAGCCTGCACAGTCAACTAATGGTTTCCGTAGTCAGGCAGAAGTTGTACGCGCTATGCAAGATCCACGCTATGACCGTGACCCTGCTTACAGGCAGGAGGTCGTAGACAAGCTTCAGTATTCTGACATCGATTTCTAATTATGCCATACGGTAAAGGAACATACGGTTCAAAAGTTGGCCGCCCAAAAAAAAGCACAACTGCTAAGCGGTTGTCTCCTGGACAAAAAAAGATTGCACGTCAAGCTGGCAATCCAAATAAGATTGATGCTGCTGACTTTAAGAAACTGCGTAGCCGGAGGATGAAGTAATGGCACACAAAGGTAAAGGCTCTTGCGGAGGCAAGAAAGGTGGCAAAGGCTACAAAAAGTAGTACACGTTCAGTAAGTCTTAAGATCGGTGTACACAAATCGCGGTCTGGTGGCTTGACGGCTGCCGGCCGGCGTAAATACAACAGAGCTACAGGGTCTAACCTGAAGGCACCACAGCCTGAAGGCGGACCACGCAAGCGTTCTTTCTGTGCCCGTATGTCTGGTGTGAAAGGACCAATGAAAGACAGCAAGGGTCGTCCTACACGGAAGGCTCTTGCACTACGCAAATGGAAGTGTTAATCATGCCTGCAAAACGTGGCTTGTACGCCAACATTCATGCTAAAAGAAAAAGGATTGCTGCTGGTAGCGGCGAAAAAATGAGGAAGCCTGGCAGCAAGGGTGCGCCCACTGCAGCTAACTTCCGTCGTTCTGCCAAAACTGCAAAGAAAAAGTAATGCCTAACAAAAAGAAAAAGAACAACAACCCCGTGCTTGATTTTGCACGTGGCTTCCTTGGTAAAAAAGAAAACGTCGCTCCTGCTGCACAATTCTATAAGGCGCAGCGGAAGAAACAAGAGATGTTGAAAAAGCTGGGATACTGACTAGACTTCAGCCGTACGTTCATCCTTCGGGACGCAGGCATCTTACTCATGGAACGGGGGGTAAGGTATATGGAGTTCATCATGTCTCAAACTGCACAAAAAAAAGAAGTCGTCCTGACCTACCGGGGCGTTGCTTACGTCGTTAAGCGCACAACTAAAAACTGAATACAAAGAGCTTTCCACAATTGTAAAGCCTGAAGGAACGGTTTAAGGAGTGGGTGTTCGGAAAGCGCCCACGCCTACAAATTATTAAATACATTATGAAACACCAGTCTTCTTTAGCAAAGGCTACACCTGTACCGTATACCCCTCAGTCAGGGGGAGAACCGGTATTCAAAAGATGTGGTCAGTGCGGTACAAAAAAGGCGCAGTGTCGTAAACAAAAGAAGTGCCTTAAAGGTCTTCTGTAATAGCTTGGGAGGCACCTCAGAGTCGGACCTCCCTTGCATTGGCTTTTGGCCCGTACGCGGATACCCATTAGCCGTCTAGACGGTGGGATAGACCACAAAAAATTTTGCAACAAAAATTTCCAAACGTTTGGGAGAAGTATAAAGTAACTTAACTCCTTAAAAATGGCACATCAGTCTTCTACACTGACCACTAGCCTTACTCGGCAGGGTCAGTCCAACAGTGCGGGTGACGCCCGTGCTCTTTACCTGAAGCTTTTTTCAGGTGAAATGTTCAAAGGTTTCGAGTACAATGCGATCGCTCGCGACCTCGTGACCAAGCGTACGCTTACCAACGGTAAGTCTATGCAGTTCATCTACACCGGTCGTACCACGGCTGAGTATCATACCCCTGGCAACGCAATCCTCGGTAACTCCGACGGTGCACCTCCGGTGGCCGAGAAGACCGTCACCGTTGACGACCTGCTGATCTCCAGCGCCTTCGTCTACGACCTTGACGAGACTCTCGCACACTACGATTTGCGTTCTGAAATCTCACGTAAGATCGGCTATGCTCTCGCTGAGAAGTATGACCGTCTGATCTTCCGTACGATTGCTCGTGGTGCTCGTGCTGCATCCCCTATCACCAAGACTAACTTCAAAGAGCCCGGTGGTACCCAGATCCGTGTTGGCACTGGTAACGCTACTGAAGCTTACGATTCCGACAAGCTGGTCGCTGCTTTCTATGATGCAGCCGCTGCTATGGATGAAAAGGGTGTTAGCACCGAAGGTCGCGTGGGTGTTCTGAACCCCCGCCAATACTATGAGCTGATCCAAAAGGTTGGTGACTCTGGTCTGATCAACCGCGACGAGCAAGGTACTGCACGTCAGCGTGGTCAAGGTGTCGTCGAAATCGCTGGCATCAAGATCTTCAAGTCCATGAACATTCCGTTCTTCAGCCAATATGGCACCAAGTTTGGTACTGCTTCTGCAACCAACCCTGGAGTCGCCGCTCCTACCAACACTGGTGACTTCGTGTCTCCTGCTGTTGAAGACGCCGCTAACGACGTAGCCGGTATCAACAACGAGTACGGTGAAGAGACCGAGTTCGCAAACTCCTGCGGCTTGATCTTCCAACGTGAAGCTGCTGCTTGCGTGGAAGCCATCGGTCCTCAGGTGCAAGTGACCTCCGGTGACGTCTCCGTGATTTATCAGGGTGACGTGATCCTGGGTCGTCTCGCCATGGGTGCTGACTACCTGAACCCTGCTGCCTGCGTCGAACTGATCGCTGGTGCTGCAACCGGTTCTACTGGCAACGCTGCCTTCTGATCTTTTTTTGATCTTATACGAGGGTTCCTTCGGGAGCCCTTTTTTTATATCTTTTATTATGCCTGTCACATACGCTGCGTCCACCGAACTGGATGCTGTAAATCAAATACTTAGCTCCGTGGGACAGGCTCCTGTCACCACGCTTGACCTTCAAAACCCTGAAGTTGCTATTGTTCTTACCACCCTAAGAGAAGTCAACAAGCAAGTTCAAACTGAAGGTTGGATGTTTAACCAGGAGCGTAACTATACGCTGAAGCCAGATTCAACTACTGAAGAAATTCTGTATCCTACCAACGCATTACAAATAGACACTAATGTCAATGAACATCGTGATGACTATGATGTAGTACGTCGTGGTAACAAACTATACGATCGTCTTCATCATACATACAAGTTTAAAAAAGATCTTAAGGTAGACATCACCTGGCTTTACGAGTTTGATGATGTGCCAGCCGCTATTCAAAACTACATCACTGCACGAGCTGCACGCATGTCAGCTATCAAGACCGTTGGCGAGGCACAGCTTACCCAACTGCTGCAAGAGCAAGAGCTGCTGACACGCGCTGCTGCAGTGGAGTATGACTGCAATCAAGGTGAATATACCATCTTTGGCTGGCGTGACGGTGAGAACTACTACAACAACTACCAACCGTATAACGCTCTGACACGATGACTACTATTTCCCAAAGGATTCCTAACTTGCTGTTGGGTGTGTCCCAACAACCTGACAAACTTAAATTTCCAGGACAAGTTAAGGAAGCAACTAACGTCTTTCCTGACTACGCACTAGGATTGCTGAAGCGCCCTGGTGGCAAATTTGAATCAGAACTCTATGATGCTGAAACACGTGGTCGTTGGTTTCCAATCCTTCGGGACGAAAATGAAAAGTATGTCTGTCAGTACGACACTACTGATGGACAGTTTCGTATTTGGAGTTTGATTGATGGTAAACCACGTGCTGTAGACATGGGCACCACGGCTGCAACTGGACAGCCTGCTGCCTGCAACGTTACTAATTTGAAGAGTGATCTAGATACATACAACACAGCTCAGTCTACGACTGACACAGAGTTGTCTGACTTGCACACTGCACAGGCAACGTTTTCCAAAACCAACGACGGTCAGACTGCTACTATAGAAAGCTTGTTTGACGTAGACGTTACCTATAAAAATGGTTATTACGAAGAGACCCTCACGTCTGGTGTACTAGAACGTATTGACAACGGTCAACGTATTGTCAAAGACGCTGGTACCAATGTTGGATCTATCGCTAAGGGTGTTGCAATGCCCTCTGGCTATGCTTTAGGTAACGAACGTAGTGATGAGTTTCCATGGTTTAAACGTGATGGTTATCGTGTGTATGAGGTAGAAAAGGATGTAGCCGCTACACATACCTCTGGTCAGCTCACGACAGCTACGACCAACATGGGCACCGCACAGACTGCCTACAACACAGCGGTTACCACTGAGGCCACCGAGAAAGGTGACTACGATAGTGAGGTTACTGCTTGTGCTATTGGTTCTGCAAACATCCCATCTGGCGCCTACCTAAAGGATGCTGCAGCTGAAGACATCGAGATCCTTACAATCAATGACTACACGTTTGTCTTGAACAAAAACAAGACAACTGCAATGAAAACCACGACGTCTTCTACACGTCCACACGAAGCGTTTGTAGTCATCTCTGTCGTTGCGTATATGTCAAACTATACCGTGACTATTAACGGTACAGATAAAACGTACGAAACTCCTAAAAACGTAGATGAGGCTGATACTGCTGGTGTCACCGTTGACGCTGGTAAAATTGCTGCTGAGCTTACAACTTTAATCAACGCAATTTCTGGCATCACTGCTACGCAAGTCGGTCCTGGTATTTATATTAGTGGCACTTCAGCCTTTACAATTAGCACAAAAGGCTCAGCAACTGAAGAGGGTCTTTATGCTTTTCAAGATCAAATCAACGTTGCTGGAAGGCTTCCTAATCAGTGTGAAAATGGCTATGTAGTCAAGCTCTATAACAGTGAAGAAGTAGATGCTGACGACATGTACGTCAAGTTTATCACTACGAACAATGCTGCACGTGGTCCTGGTGTTTGGGAAGAAACCATTGCACCTGGCATCAAGTTTGAACTTGACGAGACGACTATGCCGCATCAGCTTATTAGACAAGCTAACGGTATATTCAAGTATGAACCTGTAAATTGGACTGATCGGCTAGTTGGTGACAATACCACTAACCCACTACCCAGTTTCATTGGTCAAAAACTAAATAACTTATTCTTCTATCGTAATCGCCTTGGATTCCTGTCCAACGAAGCGGTGATTATGAGCAAAGCTGGTGATTACTTTAACTTCTTTGCAGGCACTGCACAGGTTGTTTCAGCAGATGACCCGATTGACCTACAAGCTACGTCTCTCAAACCAACTACACTGAACTATGTTTTAACAGTCAGTGTTGGTTTGTTGCTGTTTGCTCCTAACGAACAATTCTTACTTTCAACTGACGCTGACATTCTTAGCCCTACTACAACTAAAATCAATACTATCAGTGCATATGAATGTGACCCTGAACTTGAAGCAGTGTCTATTGGTACTGGCGCAGGTTTTATTAGTAAGTCCTTACTGTACAGCAAACTCTTTAACATGCTCAATGTGCAGAAAGAATCTGCATCAACCATCGACGAAGCAACGCAAAACGTCCCTGAGTTTGTGCCATCAGACATAGACACTCTGGTGTCTTCGCCTGCCTTGTCTCTGCTGTCTATGGGAAAGACAGGAGGAAGCAACCTGTTTCAGTACAGATTCTTTATCCAAGGCGACAACCGTGTCCAGACTTGGTATAAATGGGAAATTACTGGAAAACTGCTGATGCAGTTCTTTGATAAATCTACATTTTATGTCGTCAGTTACGACAGTACAAATGTTTACTTGACATCATACGACCTTTCACAGTCTACGGATGAGGGTTACCTTACATTACCGACAGGGGAAAAGACAGACGTGTGTCTGGATATGTTTAACATCAACCCTTACCGTGCCTACAGTTCGTCTACTAAAAAGACAACGGTTACCTTACCGTTTGATCACATCACAGGTAAAAAGCTAGCAGTTGTAGTTATCGGTACCTACATTGGTGATGCCATTTCTGCAACCAGTGAGGCTGAAGGCTCTGTGTTCTACTTTGAAGACTCCAATATATCTAACAATCAAATTACACTAGACGGTGATTACCGTGGACGTGACTTGCTTATCGGTTATGTTTACGACATGACAGTAGAATTACCCAAGTTCTTTGCCACTGCTCGTGAGGGTAACAGAAGCATCAGTGATAACATTTCTGATTTGATTATCCACAGAATTAAAGTAGCTACAGGACTGAGCGGCCCCGTATCATACAAAGTAAACATTACTGGTAAAGATGAGTGGACCAACGTTGTGAATGTAACGTTGCCTAATACGTACATACTGAACAACGTCAACCTAGCTGCTGATGCCATACATGATGTACCGATTTATCAACGTAACGAAAACCTCTCTATAAAAATTATAGGAGACACACCTTTCCCTGTAAGCCTGCTAGGACTAGATTGGGAAGGTAATTACAATCGACGCTTCTACAGAAGAACTTAATGGCTAACAAATCCACCCAGCCCTTCCACATCAGACCTGCAACAATCGATGACATACCTCTTGTAATCAACAACATTACAGAGGAAGGTGATCAAGATATTAGAAAACATTATGTGAATCCTATTTTGGGCATCGCATTAGATGTTACCACAAGTGAATCCTACATCGCTTTGACAGAAGAAGGCAATCCACTCGGTTTATTTGGATTCTATCAAGATTGTTTTTGGCTGCATATGTGCAAAGAAATGGCAAACCATCCACTAGCAGCCATTAAATTTTTTAGAAAATGGCTTAGAACTCAAAATAAACCGTATCTATGGAGCCATATACGTATTGAACAAACTGCAACCCTACGCATGGCAAAAATGCTAGGGTTCAAGATTCTACGTATATTCCCAGATACATACACACAAACCTTTCAAGTAGAAACCGTAAGACTATGGACCCTATAAGTATTGGTCTTGGCGTAGTATCAGGTGCATCTTCCATCATAGGTGGATTCAACGCTGCTGCTGAACGAGCCGGACAGGTTGCTTATTCAAACGCAATGAATAAGTACAAAACGGATACTATAAATAAGTATCGTCAACAAGCATACAAGCGTCGTGTTCAAAATGCAAAAGAGCAGTACGAACAAAACTTCTCTGCAGCTAACACAGCGTGGCAACAGGAGCAAGCTAGGTTTATCGAACAGATGCTTGGCTTTAGTTTTCGTAAAGATGACATGCTCAAATCGCTAGTAGAAGCTGAGGGGTATGTGAATGCCACTGAGCAGCAAGGTGTTAGTGCTGACCGTGCTAAGTCATTGATGACGGCTGGAGCTTTTGGTCAGAAAAATGCACGTTTTGTTGAAAGCCTAAAGAGCGCATCTAAGCAACACGATCGTAATATGGCTAAGACATCAGACCAACTGAGACAAGCTGACATGAATGCATTCGGAACTATTCAAGAAGCACCCTTCCTTGAAATAGCAAGTAAACAACGAATGCCATCATTCAACGCAGCTTTGACTATTGGTCAAGGATTGATTCAAGGCTTCCAGACTGCAGGACAAATGAATCCATTATTCGACCTTTAAAGAATGACACAACCACAAATTAGCGACTTCCAGTTTGAAGGCTTTACGAAAGCAGCTTCGTTTGATCCACTACAACTACCGGATCCGAGCAGACTGGCAGAGTCTAATATAGCTGTCATACGTGACAACTTCAACAAAATGATTCAGACGGGGTACGAAGTTGAAAAAAGTTCCCTTCAAAAATTAGTAGAACTTGCTCCCACTGCTCTGCAGGCGGTCAAGGAAGTACAGACCTTTCGCGTTGATCAAATGCGTGCTGAGGTCGAAGAAGAGTTTTTTAAAAACGAAAACGCACAGTTTGAAGCTATTGCTGAATATGACAAAGCTAGATCAGTAGCCAACAACGTAGAAGCACAGCTCTCTGAGGTTGGTGTACGCATTTCTGGTGAAGGTGCTGATGCTTCACACCAAGAGTATTTGCAAGGTGTATCGGGCCACAAATACACCATGTATATGGAGAAGTATTTAAATGCACTTGGGCAGCAGTATGGTAATTTTATCGAAGATCAACGTGCAAATAATGAACAAGAAATACAATTAGCTAATGGTACCTTAGTAAAAATTAACGATCCTGAGCTGTCACCGCAACAGGATAGAGCACTTGTTGGTTTTCTTCGCAATCAATTTTTTACAGAAAAAGGAATTATGCAAGCGCCGCTAGGTGCAAAGGCAAAACACCTTTACCCGGCGATGAAGACGTATGAGCAAAAACGTAATGAAGAATTTGTAAAACAATACGGAATCAACACAGGACCTACAGCTCGTGCTAGTGCTTTGGATGATCTCTTAGTCACAAAAGATCTTCAAACCTACCTAAATAGTGTCAGTGTCACTGTTAATACAAAAGGCAAACAGCTTGGATTTCCTGGTGCACAAACAGAACTGAAAGATGCACTTGTTACCTTTGCTAGAAATCAGGATAGTTCTTACGAACCAGTGCTGCAAGCAGTCTTAGCTTCAAAGAGGTTTGGCGCTGAATTTAAGGCTGATATTGCTTCAGCGGTGCGGTCTGCTCGTAACACTGCATACGATGATCAAGAGAAGGCAGATAAAATTGAAATTAGAACACTAGCTGCACAAGCTGTAGCAGGTGTAAAAGCTGCTTTTGAAAATGACAAGCCTGTAAATGTAGCTGATATTAGAGCTATGATTTCCAATTTGCAGGACTTAAAGCCTCCTTTTTTAAATAACGAGGAAGCTGGAATTACTGCACTGATTGAGCTTGAAGATTCTTACACAGCTTCTGCAAGGGATATTCAAGGTCTTCGTGAAGATGCAGAAATGCTAGCTGAAACACGTCAACTGGAACCAGACCATCCATACTTCGGTACTCTTCAGGGTAAAAACGATGAAGCCCTTTTAAACAAAGCTAAACAGTTTGAGAAAGAATTGCTAGGTGACTTCTTCGTTAGTAGAGGAGAGCAACTTGAAACAGATGTTGGTTCATTGTATAAATTTGTATCAACTATCCTAGAACCTGAAGCTAAAGGCGAAGTGAAGGAGGCTATAAATCTTGCTTTAGAAATGTATGAAGATAGATACCGTCAACTTCTAGAGGAAGGTCTTGATCAAAATAAAGCATCAGCACAGGCCAAAGACGAAATTTTTAAATCTATTGAAAAAAATAAAACCAACCCAGAAAGTAGATTTTATTCAGAACAAGACTTAAAAGTTCCTAACATTTACGGTACCCAGGCTGAGCGTGATGCTGAAGATTTTGCTTTAAATAAAATAGCAAACACTCTTGTACAAACTCTGCAGGAAGAAGGTCAAACAGGTGATTTGTTTGACGCTATCGAAAATGATTATACTAAGCTGGTTAGTAAGGATCAACTTAGGGAAGATCTTTTTAATTATCAGTATAACAATGGTCAAGTGCCTGGTTTCTATAAGCAAATTGCAAACCGTCTTAATGCATTTACAACAAAACCAATAGTGGAAAAACCTGTTCAACTACTGCTTCAAGCTGCTGTTGGTGCAGGATTACTTGATAGTTACCCTGCACACTCTTTGATGATTGCCAACCTTACACAAACTACACCTCAAGGTCGTTCGTTGGTTGAAAAGATCTTTGATGGTGAAAAGGTAGATCCTCAACAGTATTTACTCCCTGACACTGTCGAAGCTCGTCAAGCTGTAACTCGTCCAAAGTTTAGAAAAACTGTACAGTACACAGAAGGTAACCCTTACCAGCAATCTGCAATCTCTACCATTCGTTTCTTTGAGGGAACTGCAGGGGAAGAAGGTGCCAATAAATTGTTCGGAGATAGGGGTGCAGGGCGCTACGGGACGTTGACAAACAAAACAGTAGCCGAAGTACATAACATCCAATTACAAGCCCTTCAGGACCCTCAGGCACGCTTTACAGACCTTCGTGGAAATACCAACAGGTCTGCTGCTGTAGGCACTGGTCAGTTTATCAACATGATTGAAACTGCACAACGTATGGGTGTTGATGTAAATAAAAAACTTTTTGACTTGCCATTCCAACACAGGATGATGGTTTTTTACGCTAAAGAACAGGGAATCGATCTATCGAAAAAACTGACTCTTGAAGAGTGGAAAACCCTTGGATCTATCTGGGCTGGTATTAGTCAAAACTTAGGACAAACAGAAACGACTGCTGAAGAAAGCTATCAATTTTATTTAGATGATCTTGCACGACGAGGCACTGACTAATGAGTGAAGAAATTGTACAATTTACACCTTCTGAGATATTTGAGTCAGTACCTCAAGTTATTGATGAAACAGTCGAATTTGTAGAGGGTTTTACACCTCTACCAGAAGGTCCAGAAGAACAGGAAGAAACTGAACAACCAGACGTTGCTAAACCTCAACCTGCTCAACCACAGACCGCACAACCTCAGCCTGCTGAACCTGCCAAAGAAGAAAGACCTGCTGGTGGTGCATTCCAACCAGGATTGAATCGGAGCGTGGGTTTTGTTGACACTCTTTTAGATACGTTGGCAGCACCTGCTGTAGGTGTGAATGATTTTTTTATTGACCAGGTAAATAGAATACCAGGAGTAAACTTTGTAAAAGCACAGAAGTACGAAAACCAAGCTATTGAAGCTGTCCGTAACATTTCTGGTTTGGTTGTACCGTTTATAGTGTTTCGCGGACTTGCTGGTAAACTTGCTACTAAAGTTGCAACTAAACTCCCAACTACACTACAACGTAGCAAAGTTGTGAAGGCAATGGGCAACATGGGACTTGACCTAGGTGTTGGTGCCGGTGTCGATGTTGCTGCTTCTATCAACGAAGTTGATGACAACTTTGAAGCATTCCTTCAAGAAAACTGGCCTGAGACCTGGTCGTTCTTGCCATCGGACTGGCGGACTTTGGATAGTGATTCTCCTGACATGAAACTGGCTAAAAACGCATATTCTGGTATGCGCTTTGGACTGGTTACAGGTGTCCTTGAAAACTCAGTTAAGTTTTGGCGAGCTATCCACGGTACTAAAAACCTGACTAGATACGTTTTTGAAGATGAGTCTGCTGTGTCTGCCAAAGGCGGATTACTGCGTGAAACTGACGAGGATCTGCCTCAGGACTTTGCAGAAGCTGTAGCAAAAACAGATGCCAAGCGTGAAGAG